GGTAAAGCAACAGCAGAGGTTTATGCAGAAGAACCATTTCCATATAAAGTTCGTGAGAAAGATGCAATTCAAAGACATTTAGAAGCAGATGATAAGATGAATAAAATTGATATGAAAATTAAATACTACGATGTAATGCTTAAATTCTTAGAGGAAATTATAAGAGCAGTATCAAATCGAACATATCAAATTAAAAATGCAATTGAATGGAATAAATTCCAAGCAGGGTTTGGATAATATAAATACCTGAGTAGAATTAATAATACCATGAAACCTACACCAAGAGAAGCAAAACTAATTCACGAGAAGTATGATAAGGTCGTGAAGCATTTAATTGATGAAAAGTATGCTGTTGATAAGGATGCAGCAGATAAAATTATCTCAGGTATGAGTCAAGACTGGTACGACACTATCGCAGAATAATGAAATCATTCAAAGAATTTCAAAGCATTTTAGAAATGCAAGTTAATAGAGCAGACATTATTGGTGGAACTAAAGCTGCTAAAAACGCTGCTGCTGGAAAGGGAAAGGGATTCTATACACCAGGTAAAGGAGTTACAAAGGACTTCAAATTAGATCCTACATTCAAATTACCAAAAGTTTAATTATTTAATTCATTATGAAAATTGATACACAAGGAATGTCATATGGAGATGGCAAAGGTAGTGGCAAAAGTCTTGAAGAGCAACGTGCTGCTATACCACCCGCTGATAAACATGAACTTAACTTAATTAGTGATGCCTTAAAAGTTGAGTTAAAACAACTTATTAATGAAGTTCTAGATGAAAGATCTTGGTCTCACATACCAACAGTTGAAATGTTAGATTCAGTAGTTACTATAGACGGTAGTGCAGGAAATATAGACCTAAAATAGTGTACTAAATAATTCTATATTGATATAGGATTATGACTAGTTTGATTATATCAAAGAAAAATGAAGTTCATCTTCATATTGAATCTGATATTCACGTATATTATGAGTTGGCAGACTACTTCACATTTGAAGTACCTGGTGCAAAGTTTATGCCAACTTATAAAAATAAGTATTGGGACGGAAAGATAAGGTTATTTAATATTCAAAATGGACAGATATATGTTGGTCTTTTAGATAAAGTCATACAATTTTGTAAAGATCACGAATATACATATGAATTTCAAGAAAGCAAATATTATGGTTTACCATTTGAGGTAAATCCAAACATCTCAAAGGAAGGTGTCAAAGATTATGTTACATCAATATCGAAGTATAAACCTAGAGATTATCAGATTGATGGAATATATGATGCCTTAAAATATAATCGTAAACTATTGATATCTCCAACTGCTTCAGGAAAGTCGCTGATGATATACGGGATTGTGCGATATTTTGTTGAAAGAAAGCAAAATACTCTGATTGTTGTTCCAACGACATCCCTTGTAGAACAAATGTATAAAGACTTTGCGGACTATGGTTGGGATGTTGGTTCATACTGTCATAAAATATATGCTGGAAAAGAAAGACAGACCGACTCTCAGGTTATTATTACAACGTGGCAATCTATCTATAAACTCCCTCGAAAGTATTTTGAGAGATTTTCTGTGGTGGTAGGTGATGAAGCACATCAATTTAAATCAAAGTCATTAATATCTATTATGACAAAACTTGGAAATGCCAAGTATCGTTACGGTTTTACAGGAACTCTTGATGGAACACAAACACATAAGTGGGTATTAGAAGGTCTCTTTGGTCCGTCTTATAAAATTATTAAGACAGACGAGCTTATGAAGAAAGGTCACGTTGCGACGTTGGATATTAACGTGCTTCTATTGAAACACCCACCAAATAAATTTGAAACATTTGAGGATGAGATACAGTATATTATAACTCATAATCGAAGAAATAACTTCATTCGTAATCTTGCATTAGACCTAAAAGGAAACACTCTAATTTTGTTTGCAAGAGTCGAAGGACACGGTGAACCACTTTATAACTTGATACTAAATAGTAATGTCCTAGAGCAACGTCAAGTATTTTTTGTACACGGTGGTGTTGCTACTGAAGATAGGGAAGAAGTTAGAACAATCACGGAAAAAGAAAACAATGCTATCATTATTGCCTCTTACGGCACCTTCTCAACTGGAATTAACATTAAAAATCTTCATAATGTAATATTTGCTTCCCCATCAAAATCAAGAATAAGAAACCTCCAATCAATAGGTCGTGTTCTTCGTAAAGGAAGTAACAAAACAAAAGCAACATTATATGATATTGCTGATGACATTAGTTACAAATCAAGAAGAAACTACACACTGAATCACTTAATCGAACGTATTAAGGTATATAATGAAGAAAACTTCAACTACGATATAGTTAACATACCACTTAAAAACTAATGGGAGACGAGTTTCACGCAGTATTAAAATTAGTCACAGGTGAAGAAATCTTTGCCTTAGTTTCTGTTGACGAAAATGACGGAGACCCCATTATCATGCTCTCAAATCCCGTAATTATGAAAATGCTTTACTCTCCTGCAGGACAGTATGTAAAAGTTCGACCTTGGTTAGAACTCCCTACTGAAGATCTTTTCTTGTTAAAATATGATAAAATAGTTACTATGTCAGAGATTAGTGACTCACGAATGATTCAGTTTTATGAGAAATATTTAAACGATGAAGATATAGATATTGAGTTAGACGGTAGAGTATCTTTAAATAATAAGATGGGATTAGTCTCAACTGTTGAAGATGCTCGCCAGAGCCTTGAAAAGATATTTAAGATTAATAAAGATAAGCCTAATTAACCTTATCAACCCTTACAGTGTTGATTGTACATCCTTTTAGGGGTATTGTCAAGTCCTATAAATTATGTTATACTATCAATATATTAAGTCAGGTATATGGTAAAGAAGAAATCTGAGCATTATGTTAACAATAAGGAATTATTAGAAGCATTAATTGTTTATAGAGCAAAGGTCGCTGCTGCTGCAGAAGAGGGAAAACCAAAACCAAGAATTACAAATTATCTTGGAGAGTGCTTTCTCAAGATCGCAACACACTTGTCATATAAACCAAACTTTGTTAACTATATGTTCCGTGATGATATGATATCTGACGGAATTGAAAATTGTGTTCAATATATTCATAACTTCGATCCAGAGAAGTCTCGTAATCCTTTTGCATACTTTACACAGATTATACACTATGCCTTTCTAAGACGCATACAGAAGGAGAAGAAGCAATTAGAGATTAAGACAAAGATAATTGAGAAGAGTGGATTTGATGAAGTGATGACCGTTGATGATGGTGCACTTTCAGGTAGTAGTTCTGATTATAATACAATTAAAGATAACATTCAATATAAGTCTTCCAATAGATGAACATCGTAATTATTACAGATCAGCATTTCGGTGCCAGAAAAGGTGCTGCATATATTCACGACTACTTTAAGAAGTTTTATGATGATGTTTTCTTTCCATATCTTAAAGAAAATAAGATTGATACTGTTGTGGATATGGGCGATACTTTTGATAACCGTCGTAATATCGACCTAGCATCGCTTGAGTGGTCGAAGAAAAACTATTATGATCGATTACAGGCGATGGGCATCACTGTTCATACAATCGTAGGAAATCATACAGCATACTATAAAGATACAAATGAAATTAATACAGTAGATCTCTTATTAAAAGAATATGATAATGTTGTTATCTACTCAGAACCTACTGAAATTAATCTTGATGGATTGGATATTCTAATGCTTCCTTGGATAAATGAGGAGAATCGTTTGCAGACTATGGAAATGATTAAATCATCTAAATCTAAAGTTGTTATGGGTCATCTTGAGTTGAATGGATTTGTTGCAACTCGTGGACATACAATGGAACACGGTATGGATACGAAGGTTTTTGATAAGTTTGATCGTGTATATTCTGGACATTATCATACAAGATCAAATAATGGGAAGATATATTATTTGGGAAATCCTTATGAAATGTTCTGGAATGATGTGAATGATAAAAGAGGTTTTCATCTCTTTGATACTAAGACAATTGAACATACTCCAATCAATAATCCTCATCGTTTATTCTATAATGTTTACTATGAAGATACAAACTATAAGTTATTCGATAGTCGAGAGTTCAAGCATAAGATAGTTAAACTCATAGTAAAAAAGAAAACCGACCAGAAACAGTTTGAAAAATTTATAGATAAATTATACAACTCTGGTATTCAAGACCTTAAAATTGTTGAAAACTATATTCTTCAAGAAAGTGAGGACTTTGAAGTAGAGGAAACTGAAAATACAATTGGTATATTGAATCGGTATATTGATGAATCTGAGTTTGAAGGAGATAAGACTCTCATTAAAGGAATTCTACAACAAATATACAAGGAGGCTTGCGAGGTAGACTAATGTATCTTCTTACAATAAATGAAAAGCAAGATAACGGTGCATATGCTGTTCTTAACCGTTATGGGGAGAAAGTTCTCTTTATGTTTGAGGAAGAAGATGATGCTGAGAGATATGCTATGATGTTGAATGTAGATGAGGAAGA